GGCTCTCAAGGTACTACGGGAACTACTGGTCCCACAGGACCCACTGGTTCTCAAGGAACTACAGGAACAACAGGTCCCACAGGTTCTCAAGGAACTACAGGTACTCAAGGAGCTGGTGGACTAACAACGACTGACGCAACTACTCTTGGTGGAATTAGCCCTGGAAGTTTCTTAAGGTCTGATGCTAGTGATACTGTATCTACATATTCAAATATTATACAGTTTTACTCTAACACCAATATGGCTACCGGTTCTAGTAATCAGTCGTCTCTCCAATGTTATTCAAATGGTTCTGGCAATGATGCCTTTATGTCCTTCCACGTTGGAGGTGATTATGCTTGTTATTTTGGACTAGACGGTGGGATAAATGACATAGCAGTTGGTGGTTGGTCAATGGGTGCTGCCAATTATAGGGTATGGCACGCAGGAAATGATGGTGCTGGATCTGGGTTAGATGCTGATTTGCTAGATGGGGCACAACCAAGTGTCTCTGCATCAAACAATACTATTGTTAAAAGACATAGTTCTGGGTATATCTTTGCCAACTACTTCAATACCACTGCCAATGACGTAAGTTCTGGTGTGACTAAAGTCATGGTGGAAACTGGGAATGATAATTACATCCGCCATGGTACTGCGGATGCAATTAGAGCGTTTATTAATGTAGAGTCAGGTGCTACTGGAGACCAAACTGCGTCGGAGATTCTTACTGCTATTAAGACCGTTGATGGCTCTGGGTCTGGTTTAGATGCTGACTTGTTAGACGGTAAGCACCATACTAATTTTGGAGCAACACTAGCAACTTACGGAACAACGGCCGGTGCATCAGGAAGGATCAGGTGTACTGCTCCATTTAACACAAACAGTGCTCACATGTTCCAAGTTACTGTATCCATTTACAGTAGCTACACAATACATACGTACGTTGTTGGTGGGTACATGTATCCCAGCACTAACCAGTGGTTATTACCTAAGTGTATCTACACAGGAACCGGGTCACCTGATATTTACGTGGGTAGAGACGCTAACGGTAAAGCCTACATTAGTATTGCCAACGGAAATTATACGGGTGTTCGTGTTCATAACATGACGCTAGGTTATCAAACCAACGCGACGGACATTTATGATCCTTGGACCATCACGATTGACGGCGGCAATGAAAACTCAGTAAGCGTAACCACTAGTAAAGTGTGGCACTCCACAAATGATGGTTCTGGATCTGGGTTGGATGCTGATTTACTTGATGGTATCAATAGTGGTAGTTTCTTAAGATCTGATACTGATGACACTTTCAGCGGCGGTTCATTGAGTTTTGGATCCTCAGTTCGTCAAATGATTAATCTCTATGCCACATATTATGCTTTAGGGGTTCAAAGTGGTACTCTATACTATAGATCTGGTGGTCGATTTAGTTGGTTCAAAGGTGGTTCTCATAACAGCGCTGAAAATAATCCAGGTACTGGTGGTTCAGTTGCTATGACATTAGATGGTAGTAGTAATTTAACCGTTTCTGGAAATGTCACTGCCTACTCTGACATTAAATTGAAAAAAAATATTGAAGTTATTTCAAATGCTTTAGATAAAGTGATGCAACTTCGTGGTGTTACTTATGATCGTGTTGATATGGATTCGCCAAGACAGACTGGTCTTATTGCTCAAGAAGTTGAAAAAGTACTTCCTGAAGTTGTTGGCACTGATGAAGAGTACAAGTCTGTTGCATATGGTAATATGGTTGGATTACTGATTGAGGCTATTAAAGAACAGCAGGAACAAATAGATATTCTTAAAGAAGAAATTGAAGAACTGAAAAAATAGATTAAAAATTACTCAATCTAAATAGAAAGAGGTCTTTTAATTCCAAAATGCAAGAAGGTTGGAGTGAAAAATATAAGAAGTCAATTGATTGCAATAACCCAAAAGGTTTCAGTCAAAAGGCTCATTGCCAAGGTAAAAAGAAAGAAGAAGTAAAAGAAGACCTTCGTAAATGGTTTGGAACTGGAGGAAAAGGTGGAGTTGGTGGAGGCGGCTGGGATCGTTACAACACCAAAGGTGAGAGAATTGGTAAATGTGCTCGTGAGCCTGGTGAACCAAAACCAAAGTGTCTTTCAAAAGAAAAAGCAGCAAAGATGTCAAAGGATGAAATTGCTGCAGCAGTAAGACGAAAAAGAAAAAAAGATCCTGTAGCAGATCGTCCAGGTAAAGGAGGAAAACCCAAAATGGTCTCTAATAAAATTAACGAAGCAAAAAAACAACCTGATCATGAACATTCAATGATTCGTTCTGAACTTGAAACAATTAGAAAGGCAGTCGATCGTCTCAAGTCAAAAATGAAAGGTGAAGGTAATGTAGAGGCATGGGTTCAATCTAAAATTACAAAAGCAGCAGATTATATTGATTCTGCTGCTGACTACATTGAAAGTGGAGAACATAATGTTCATGGATCTATGGACGAAGAAAAACTTGTCATTGATAAGGCAATCAAAAAACCTGGTGCTTTGAAAAAACAACTGGGTGTACCTAAAGATGAAAAAATTCCTGCAGATAAACTTGCTGCAGCTGCCAAAAAAGGTGGTAAATTAGGGCAACGTGCACGTTTTGCTCAAACACTTAGAGGGTTTAACGAAGGTGATGGTGATCCTTGTTGGGATACTCATAAACAAGTGGGTATGAAGAAAAAAGGTAATAAGATGGTTCCCAATTGTGTTCCTAAAGAAGAAGTAAGTCCTATTGTTGCAAGAGTTCTTGATAGACATTTTGCTACTGAAGAACTTGAAAGGATTGAAGAAGAGAACAAACCAACCAATCCAAAACTCTGGTCAAGAGCAAAATCACTTGCAAAACAGAAGTTTGATGTCTATCCTTCAGCATATGCTAATGGATGGGCATCTAAATGGTATAAGTCAAAAGGTGGTGGTTGGAAATCAACTAAGTCTGAGGAAGTAGAACAGACTCAAGGGACCATTGAAGAAGCTACGAGAATTCCATCTCAAAGTGGAAACGTTTATCTCACTACCTTTATCTGGAGAGGTAAACATATGGTGATGAAACTCTTCTTCCCAGAAGTCAAGAGACCATCAAGAGATGAAGTTCAAGATGCACTTGATAAAGTTTATCCTGGTTGTACACTTCAAAGATTTTATCCTACAACATTCCAACCTACAGATGCAGTTCTGAATGTTGGTGTAAAGGAGGGAAGTGAGTTAAAGTATTGTCCAAAGTGTAAGAAGATTGAAACCAGATCTGATTGTGCATATGGTGGTTCTTACTGGGATGATAATGCAAAAGAAGTAAGCACTGATGAAAATGGTTCTATGGAAGTTTCAGAAGGTGCAGCCTGGACTCGTAAAGAAGGGCAAAATAAAGAAGGTGGTCTCAATGAAAAAGGACGTAAATCTTATGAAAAAGAAAATCCTGGTTCTGACTTAAAGGCACCAAGTAAGAAAGTTGGAAATCCTAGAAGAGCATCATTCTGCGCAAGAATGAAAGGCATGAAGAAAAAACTTACTTCAAAGAAAACTGCTAACGATCCCGATAGCAGAATCAATAAGTCCCTTAGAGCTTGGAATTGCTGATATGAAAAACTTCAAACAATTCATTTCGGAGTCAGTTAATATTTCCGGTGACTTCAACGGAAACTTATATGTAAACTCTCAACCCGAAGAACCAAAACAGGTTGGTGAAAATTATGTTGCAGATGTTACTTGGATGGGTAGCATCTATCGTCTTGAAATGGTGTCCAAGAATGGTATTCCAACCAAACAAGAACTTGGAGAACAACTGCAAAAAGATTATCCTGGAGCAATGGTTCAAAACATTTATCCAGCAGAAGAAAAGAATTTTAACATTAAAAACGCAAGGAGATATCATCCTTCAAAACTAGAGTGGATTGACTGATTTATGGCACAGTGGAATAAGAATGAACAAGACTTTCTAAACCAAGAGAGAAGTCTCTTTGAGGTTTATAATATCGCAGATCACTGGGGAAACCAAACGGACTGGAGACCTCAGTTTTCTGACAATAACAGATTAAAGGTTGCTCCTTTCCAAACAGTTTTCTTCAATACCTTCCAGTATGGTAAGGAGACTGATGTATGGGATGAGAGTGTAGTTGGTGTTGGAACTGCTACTCATAATGCCAATTCCAGTAATGTGGTTATGGAAGTTGGATCTACTTCTGGTAGTAAGGTTATCAGACAGACTAAACAGGTAATGAGATACATTCCTGGTAGACCAGCAACTCTCGCATTTGCAATTCGTCTAGAGGCACCACAAGTCGGTATTCGCAGAAGATTCGGATTGTTTAATGAGACTGATGGTGCTTACTTTGAGGATGATGGTGGCACATATTCTTATGTAATTCGCAGCAGTACATCTGGTATCACTACAGAAACAAGAGTAACCAGAGAAAACTGGAATGGTGAAAAGTTTGATGGTAATGGATACACTGGTGTAACTGCTGATGCTACAAAACAGCAGATGATTTCCATTAACTATGAATGGTATGGTGCAGGTGGTGTAACATTTAATTGGTTAATGAAAAATGAGACTATTGTTAGCCATGAATTTGAGAACTCAAATGTCAATGATTTAGTTTGGTGTAGAAGTCCATTCCTTCCAATTCGTTGTGAGATTGAGAATGTAACTGGAGTTGCTGGAACTCATTATCTCTATCAAGGTTCTAACTCTCTGATCCAAGAAGGTGAACCAGAAAAACTTGGTACTTTGTTGAGTGTCTCAAATTCTATCACTGGAACAACGATGACTGACGCAAACACTTTTTATCCGATTGTGAGTTTGCGTCTTAAATCAGATCAACTTCAGGCAGTTATGTTATTGAGATCTCTACAGGCAGTAACGAACGATAACACGAATGTCTATTGGAGACTTTTTGAGAATGCAACTTTGACTGGTGCGAGTTGGACAGATCATCCAGATCCAAACTCCTTTATGCAATATGATACTACAGCAACTGCAGTCACTGGAGGACAAGCACTTCTTTCAGGATTTACGATTTCTGGTGGTGCCTCTCTGGTTAATGTTGATGATAAAGCAGCACTGCAACTTGGAAGAACTGGTATTGGTACAATCAGCGATACTTACACTCTTGCTTGTGCAGCTCCCAACACCAACAAAAAAGCACTTGCAGTACTTAACTGGATTGAACAAAGGTAATTATTAATTGGAGGTTTATTATGAGTGAAGTTTATCTTGGTAATCCTAATCTAAAAAAAGCGAATACACAGATTGAGTT